TGCGTCAAGGTGGACACGACTGTGTGGGCCATCACTGGCGCAGGGCTGTCCTGATGAGCGGCGCGGTGCTGTCCTTGCTGGGTACGTCGGGTGGGGCGGCGTCTGCCGTGACCATCACGGTCGATCCTGCGACGATCACAGGCATCAACATCGGCCTTACCGCATCGGCCCAGTACCAGCTTAACAGCAGCGGCAATGCGTTCCAGATCGTCAACGGCGGCGGCGCCACACTGCTGTATGCTTGGTGCGTCCCGGCGTCGCAGGCGGCCAACTACGAAGTGTACGCCAGCCTGGTGTCAGGGTCGTTGAGCGGCGGCAGTTCAGCCACCGACACTTGGCTGGCGCTGACATCGACACGCAATTGGCTGGTCAGCACCACCACACTTCAGTACGCAACGCTGAATGTTGGTATCCGGCGTATCGGCACCACCACCATTTTGGCGGCGGCTGACATCGAACTAGCCGCCGAAGCAGTATAAGGATAGGTCATGTCTGTTACCGCCAAAGCCCTGATCCCGGCCAAGGTCGCCGAAGATACGCAGTCCACGCAGTACACTGCGACCAACGTAACGACGATCATCGACAAGTTCACGGCCACCAACTACGGCGCGTCCGCCGCGTCGATCAGCGTCAACCTGGTGACGGCAGCCGATACCTCTGGCACGCAGAACCTGATCGTGAAGACCAAGACGCTCCAGCCGTCCGAAACCTACACGTTCCCGGAACTGGTGGGCCACGTCTTGAACCCGAACGGGTTTATTTCGACGCTGGCGTCGGCACCGCTGACGATCAACATCCGCGCGTCAGGACGTGAGATTAGCTGATGGCTACCGTAGTCCGCCCTATGGTCGAGGAAGACCTTCCGGCTTACGTCGAGATGGCGGCGGCGTTCCACGCCAACATGCCGGCAAGCGGCATCATTCCGTTTGACCCAGACGGCACAGCGGCGTTCTTGTCGAACTTGATCGACAAAGATAATTTCCTAGTGCTGCTGGCGGAAATTGATGGCGTGCCTGTCGGGATCGCCGGGGCGGCACTGTACCCCATGTACTTTAGCCCCGGCAGTTCTGTCGTGCAGGAGATGTGGTGGTGGTTGGCGCCGCAGTGCCGCGGTAGCGGGGCGGCGCAGAGTATGTACAAGCACATCGAAAATTGGGCTGTTGAAAATGGCGCGGTTGCGGTATTTATGATAGCGTTGCATGATGTGAATGTCGAACGCATGGCAAAAATGTACGCTCGTTCCGGTTTCCGCCCGATGGAGCGCACATTTATAAAAGGATTGGTGTAATGGCTGTCGCCTCCGCCCTTATCGCAAGCGCCGCTGCACTCGGTGGCGGCGCAATCGCCGCCGGCGGCGCTAAGAAAGCCGCCCGCGCGCAGGAGCAGGCGGCGCGTGACGCGCAGGCCGCCAACGAACGGGCGTTGGAGCGTCAGATCGGGCTGCAAGAACCGTTCCGTCAGGCGGGGATGACCGCCCAAGACGAGATCATGAAGCTGCTGGGGATCGGCGGCGATGCGTCGGCGCAAGGTTACGGCAGTCTGGCCAAGCCGTTTGGCATGGAGCAGTTCCAGCAAGACCCAGGCTACGCCTTTCGCCAAGCGGAGGGCATGAAGGCGCTGGAGCGATCAGCCGCAGCCCGCGGCCTATTGCAGTCAGGCCCCACGCTGAAGGGCATTCAGCGGTTCGGGCAGGAATCGGCCAGCCAAGAGTATGGCAACGCCTTCAACCGCTACCAGATCGAGCGCGCTGCGCGGCTGAACCCGCTTCAGTCGTTGATGGGCGCGGGGCAGTCGGCGACCAACGTCATGACGCGCGACGTCGGTCAGTCGAGCCAGAACGAACAAGGCAACATTATGGGTGCTGGGCAAGCCCGCGCGTCTGGTTACGTCGGTCAGGCTAACGCGCTGGGCGGGGCGTTGGGTAGCATCGGCCAAGCGGCGGCGTCGTATCCTCTGATGCAGGCGCAGATGAACTATTTTAATTCGTTGGCCGGCAGTGGTGGCGGCGGTGGCGGTGGGGGTGTTGGTTCGGTTATTCAACCTTACGCCGCGCCGGGGCTTAACGTGCCTCGCACTTACATACCGGCATTCGGCAGGCCATAAGTTTAAGGACAGACGACAATGGCTAACCAAGCAATCGCCCTTCAAGCCCGCGCACCGCAAGGTAACTTCTTGGCGCCTGCGATCCAGCAGGGCGCGCAGTTCATCAACATGATGTCGCAGCAGCGCGCTGCTGAACGTCAGGCGGCGGTGCAGCAGCAGCAGTTGGAGATTGCGCGGGCGGCTGAAGGCCGCGCGGTGGCAGGCGAAGCGCGGGCGGCTGAATTGCAGCCATTTGTGTTGACCAAAGCCCAAGCCGACGCGATGACAGCGGATCAAAAGGCTGTAATTGGTTTTTATGATCTTACCAACGAAGGGTTGAAAAGAGCATCTACGCCAGAGCAGGCAATGGTTGTTGCAGACTATCTGAAGCAAAAGTTTCCTGGTGCTGCACCCGCGGTTGACCAGACGATTAGCACGCTGCCTTCTGATCCCGGTCAGTTCGAAGCGTGGCGGCGGCAGACGCTATTTCAGTCAATGTCGGCAAAAGAGCAACTAAGCAAAAAGTTTATCGAGCAGAACACCGGCACCGGCACGCGCCAATTGGAAGTTTCGGAATACGAACCCGGCGCTGTGGCTCAGGAATTGCCCGGCTCTCGCATCGACACTGGCCAAGAGATTACCTACGTCAAAGGCGCGGACGGCGAAGTCATACCCATGCCGAAGCGTATGGCGCCGGTTGATGGAGGCTTGGTTGGCGGCGCCCGCGGCGGCGGCGGCGTTGCGGCTACGCCAGTGGCTACGGCGCTTCAGACCAACCCTGGCGCGATCCGCGATGGTGGGTTCGCGCGTTCACAACCCGGCTACGCCGGCGCCAGCGGCGGTTTTGCTACGTTTGACACGCCGCAAGCAGGCGTTGCCGCGCAGGAAAACTTGCTGCGCGGTTCTTACGTTGCCAAGGGCTTTAACACGATCAACAAAATCATCGACCGCTACTCGCCGGCTGGCGGTGAAAACGCGCCGGCGGCTGTCGCCAACTACAAGGCGTATGTCGCCCGGCGCGCTGGTATCGACACAAATGCGCCGATCACTGCTGCACAAGTTCCGGTGGTAGCTGCGGCTATGCGCGAGTTTGAAACAGGTCAGCGTCCTACTGGCGCACCTGCTGTTGCGCCTGCGGCTGGCGGCGGCGGTGTTCAGTTTGGCGTGCCTGTACCGGGTACGGGCGGCCCCAAAACTAAAGATTTGACCGTTCAGGAGCAGACATCATCCTACAACATCAGCCGCCTGTTGCGCGGCGCGGCGGCGATCAAGAAAGCAGTTGAAACGTCGCCCAGCGCAAACGTGCCGGGCGCAACTGAAGCCGTTGTTGGAAGCCTGCCGTTTATCTCCGGCGCGGTCAATTTTACGCGGGGGCCGCAACGTCAGATTGTTGCCGCCGCGCAGCGCGACGTGTTGGACGCTTTGCTGTATCTGGCTACCGGCGCAGCGTACAACAAAGAGCAGTTGGAAGGCCAGATGGAGTCGTACATCCCGGCGTTCTCTGATGCGCCGGAAGCAATCGAATCCAAGCGGGAACGTCTGGCGCAGCTTGTTATGGACGCCAAAACCCGCGCTGGCCGCGCTTGGACGCCGAAATTGGATGAAGCGGCTAACACGCTGTTTGGCCCAACGGCAGCAGCCGCCGCCACAACTACATCACCTAAAGTCGGCGCAATTGATGACGGGTATCGTTTCAAAGGTGGTGATCCTAAAAATCCTAAAAATTGGGAAAAGGTGCGCTGATGGCCGGCCCGTGGGAAAAATACCAAACGCCAGCGACGTCTGCCGGGCCGTGGGATAAATATAAAACCACGCCACCTACGCCGCCGCCGTCCCTGTCGCTGATGGATGTTGGCGCGCAGGCTGTACAAAACATCCCTAGCAGCGCCGCTCAGTTCGGCAAGGGTCTGTACGAAGCCGTTACCAGCCCGGTCAAGACCGCTGGATCGCTGCTGGACATTGCTGCGGGCGGTCTCAACTTGGCGTTGCCAGAGCCGGTGCGTAACTTCTTGGCCAAGATTGATACAGACCCCGCAGCAACGCAGCGGGCGGTTAACGCCGCCAAGCAGTTCGGCGGTGTGTACGCGCAGCGGTACGGCTCTGTGGACGCGCTGAAGCGCACGATTGCGGAAGACCCTGTCGGTGCGGTCGCCGATCTATCTACGGTCTTTTCTGGCGGTGCTGGCTTGGCGCGCGGCACAGCGGCGGCTACCGCCCGCGTCGGCGGCAACGTCGTGCCTGCTGCCGCTACCCAAGCGGCTAACATGATGACGCGCGCCGCAGCGGCAACAAACCCAGTCAACGTATTGGCAAAACCAGCGCGTGGCGCGGCAAAAATCTTGCGTACTGCGCCGCCTGCCGTGCAACGCTTTTTTGATCCTAAAGGCGCGGCGTATCTGGAAGCCACAGAAGGGCGCGCCGGCGACATTGTGCAGCAGTTGCGCTATGGCCCGTCGGAAATAGTGCCTGGTAGCAAGCCAACCGCCGCGCAGGCTGCGTCGCCGATGGGCGTTACCAAGTTCTCCGCTCTTGGAGCGTCTGCCGAAAAGGTGCTTCCGACCGAGTACTACGCCCGCGGAACGGAACAGAAAGCAGCGCGCGCCAACGCCATGCGCGGTGTTGGTAAAACGCCTGCCGATATCACCGCCGCCATCACCGCGCGTGAAGCTGCGACCAGTCCGCTCTATAAACAAGCGGAAGCCCGCAGATTTGCCGCTGATCCAACGCTTTTGCAAATCGCAGATGATCCGTACATCAAGCAGGCGTTGCCCGACGCAGCGCGGCTGTCGAAGTCTCAGGGCGCAACATTTGCCAACAACCCGACGCTGTTTATCCACAACGTCAAAATTTCGCTGGATAAGATGTTGTCCCGCACCGGCGACACTGCGCTGGCGCGCGGCGAACGCGCGCAAGTTATGGCGGTGAAAGATCGTTTGGTAAGTTGGCTGGAGACTAAGGCGCCGGAATATGGCCAAGCCCGCACGACTTTTGCGGCCAAATCCAAACCGATCAACCAGATGGAAGTTGGCCAGTATCTGGAAGGCAAACTGACTTCGCCGCTGGTTGCGGGTGAGGAACGTGCCGGCGTATTTGCCAACGCAGTCAGGGACGCCGCAGGCACGATCAAGCGCGCTACTACGAACGAAGCGCGGTTCAAAGCGTTGACGGACGTTCTTACGCCCGACCAGGTTCGTGTGGTTGAAGCCATCCGCGACGACTTGGCCCGCACCGCAAAAACAAAGATGCAAGCGCAGAAGGGCACGCCGGTTGCGCCGAAGGTAGACCAACTAGCATCCGCTGCTGGGCGCGCGGCGCGGTTGCCCAACCTGATGAGCCGCGTTACGTCGGTGGCCAACGACATCATGTCGCGTGTGGTCGGTAGTATGGACAGCAAGTTGGCAATCCAACTGGCGACAGAGATGCTTGATCCGCAGGCTGCTGCGGCGGCCATTGAAAAGGCAATCGCCGCAGAACGCCGCGGTCGCACGGTAGGAAAAGTTGCCGAAGCACCTGTCCGCGCTGCGGGCAAGATTGCCCGTTCCCCTGCGGCGCTTGCGGGTGAGCGCGTGCAGAACGCAATGGCCAACCAGAACAATCAGTGAGGCGCTGACGTGACGACCATCGACCAGACCGAAGCGCGGCTGAACACGCATGAGGAAGTGTGCGCCTTGCGGTATGACGGCATCTGCGCGCGACTGAAACGCTTGGAGAACATCGGCGTGGGCGCGGCGGGTACGATCATTATGCTGCTGGTCACTATCGTATTAAAGATTAGCTAACCACCGCGGTCTGAAAGACTGCTTTGTAGGGTGATTCATGGCAGTCAATCAGTACGACGTTGACCCAGAGGGCGACGCCAAAATTGCTGAGTTAGCCGCCGATCTCGGCAGTCAGAACGCAGCAGCACTTCATCTAAACATCAGCCGGGCGGGGGTGCAGAACGCCTGCCGCCGTCATGTGGCGCGGACAGCCGCGGTTCTGTCGCTCGACACGCCCAAGGCAGACCCGCTGCCGCCAGCCGATCTGCCGTTTGCAGAGCGGCTGGCGCTGATGAAGAAGCGCAACGCACTGCGGATCGCGCACGCGCAGGCGCAAGCCTGGCAGACCGTGCGGATACCGATCAAAGGGCCATACGCCATCTGCTGGTTCGGCGATCCGCACCTTGACGACCCGTTCTGCGACTTGGTCGGCTTTGAGCGTGACGCGCGCATCTGCGCCGAAACCGAAGGGCTGTACGGCGCCAACGGCGGTGATTCGATCAACAACTGGGTGGGTAGGCTAGAGCGCCTGTACGGCGAACAATCCGCCACGGTATCAGAAGGCTGGGAACTGGTCGAGTGGGCGCTGAAACATCTAGGCGTCAACTGGCTGCTGTGGATTTTGGGCAACCATGACACATGGAACTACGGCAAACGCATCTTCGACGGCATGAACACCGAACGCATCTTGATGCGCGACTGGGACGCCAAGTTACAACTGGCGTCGCCGTGCGGCGGCATCACCCGCGTTTGGGCGCGGCACGACTTCAAGGGCCACTCAATGTACAACGAGTTGCACGGCTTGAAGCGCGCGGCGATGATTGACGAACACGCCGACATCTACGCCGCGTTTCATAGGCATACGTTTGGCACCGGCCAGGGTGAGTTTGCCGGCGGGCGGCGCTACACGCTGGTGCGCGCCAAGGGCTACAAGGAGAGCGACGACTACGCGCTCAAGGGCCAGTTCGCAGAACAGCGCAGCGGGCAGTCGGTCGTCACGGTCATCACGCCGCGCAACGGCACTGCCCCGGCGGTCAGCGTGTTTGAGGATGTGCAGGAAGGCGCGGACTTCCTGACGTATAAGCGCAGAAAGGCTGGGTTGTGATCGACCTTCTGTGGTATTATACCTTCCGGTACGGAAAACGCATGGGCGTTACGCAATGAGCATTGTTCTTGGCCCCCGGTCTATCGCCCGCTTGCAGGACGTGCATCCTGATCTGGTGCGCGTCGTCCGCCGCGCTGCTGCCCTGTCGAGTCTGGACTTCACTGTGCTGGAGGGGCTGCGGACGCTGCCCAGGCAGAAGCAGTTGCTGGCGCAGGGCGCGACCCGCACGCTGAACTCCCGGCACCTGACCGGGCACGCCGTCGATCTGGCGCCGATGATCGGCGGCACCGTGTCGTGGGATTGGCCGCTGTATCACCGTCTGGCCAAGATCGTGAAGGCTGCCGCGGCGCACGAAAAAGTCCCGATTGTTTGGGGCGGAGACTGGCGGACTTTCAAGGACGGCCCACATTGGGAATTACCGTGGAAGCAATACCCCAAAGGAGAATGACATGAAGTTTGTTTCTTGGATTGTGAACCGGCTGAAAGAGCCAAGCACCTACGCCGGCGTCGCCAGCCTCGCGCTGGCGCTGGGCCTGACCGACGTGCAGTGGGAAGCGATCTCCGCTGCGGTTGCCGGTCTGGCTGGGCTTGCCGCCGTGTTCCTGATGGAAAAGCCTGAGGCGTGATCAAACTCCTGACGCTCTTGCTGTCGCTGCTTGACCGGGTGTTTACCGATTTCGGAAACGCCAAGCTGCGGGCGCAAGGGCGTCAGGATGCACAGGAGCAACTTGATGCGAATGTTGCCAAGGCTGAAGCCGCTATGGACGCTGACGATCCCGCTCGTCTTGACCGGCTGCGTGACAGGTTCGACCGCGCTCGTCGGTGATTACTGCCGCATCGCCAAGCCGATCAGCTACGACAGCAAGACGGACACCGCTGAGACGGTGAAGGCAATTGAGACGCACAACTCTACGTGGGTGTGTCTGTGTGAATCAGACTGTCCCGCCAGCACTGCAAATACCAGATAGCCTTGCCAATCTCCTGCACCGTGGCGTCTTTATGCCCGGCGCGGCTCATGTACTTCAGCGCGTTGCCGCGGCAGTAGCCGGCAAACTCCTCTGGCGATAGCTTGGCCTGGAGGTAGTCAATCGTCTCGATGCCGCCGACCTTGTAGTGGTCGGGATTGACTGCGTCCGTCATGCGCCCAGCCTCGCCATCAGTTCGGCGCGCTCCCGCGCGTTACGCAGCATGGCGTACCGCTGGTGCAGGCGGCGCACGATCCCGATGCGGCGGCGCGTCGCCATCTCGTCGTCCAGCAGGCGCTTGACCTCGGCCTCCGACATGGACGTGAGCGTGGCGGCCAGCGACCGCCAATCAACCTTGTTCATTCTTCAACTCCTTCATCGCTATGTCTGACACGGCACGCTTTTCGTGAAGGGCCGCCCAGATGCGTTCGTCAATAGTTTTTTCGGTCAGCATCACGTAGACCCACACCGCATGGCGTTGCCCGCCGCGGTGCAGGCGTCCGACCGTCTGCTCGTACAGTTCCAGCGACCACGGCAGCGACACGAACACCATGTGGCAGCCGCCGTGCTGGAGGTTCAGGCCGTGGCCGGCGGACTTTGGATGCACCAGCAGCAGTTCGACCTTGCCCGCGTTCCACCGCTCGATCACATCCTTGTCTTCGATGGTCTGGGCGTGCGGGAAGCGCCGGCGCAGTTCGGCTAGTTCCTCCTGGTAGTTGTACACCACGATGGTGTTGGCGCGCTGGTTCTCGTCCAGCAGTTCCGCCAGCCGGTCGAACTTATGGCTGCTGAACCAATGCACCGGCAGCGGCCCCTCGCGGTTGTAGACGAACCCTGACGCCATCTGTTGCAGCTTGGTCGTCACCGACGCGGCGTTCTGGGCGATGACGCGGTCGTCGCCGAACTTGACCACGTAGTCGCGCTTCATCTTCTCGTATGGTCCGCGATCCGCAAGCTGAACCCGCGTCTCAACGACATGGCACGGCGGCAGCTTGTCCTTGTAGTCGCCTGGGTCAAGCACGAACGTCGCCGGCTTGATCCGCTCCATCACCTGTTCCAGCGCGCCAGGTGCCGGCGTCCACTGGCCAAACTCGCGGTTGGTGCAGATGAAATACTGCTGGAGGAACGCGCCCTTGGCGCGGCCCAGCAAGCCTTGGTCGATGATCTTGCACTGACCGAACACATCCTCAAGGCCGTTCGACGTGAACGACCCGGTCAACCCCCAACGTATCGCCATCGTAGACATAAGTTTCTCCAGTGCCTTGAACCGCTTTCCGCTAGGGTTCTTCAGCCGCGTCAGTTCGTCAAACACAACGCCGTCAAAACCTGACAAATCCTCTAGCTTATCAAGGTTGTCGTAGTTGATGACGACCACAGGTGCGGCGCTGGCCAACGCCGCTTTACGCTGCGCCGGTGTGCCAACCGCCAGCGCAGGCGTGATGTTTGACCACTTCGGTGCTTCGACCGGCCACACGTCCGTGCAGACGCGCTTGGGGGCAACCACCAGCCACCGCTTGACCAGACCGTCGTTCAGCATCGCCTGCATGGCCGTCAGCGTGATCGCGGTCTTGCCAGCGCCCACCGGCGCCAAGATCATCGCCCGGTCACGCTCGTACAGGAAGTCGGCGGCGTCGTCCTGGTATGGTCTTAAGCGAAGCGATTGGCCCACGAATCCACACCTTCCTTCGACCACAGCACGGCGTAGTGCTGGCGCGCTGTCTCCATCTGTTCGGCAAATACCTCTTGCAGTGGCGACAGCCGCCCGCCGGGCTTCTTCATTTCCACGAACCACGTCTGGCCGTTTGGCAGGCAGGCGATGCGGTCGGCCACGCCCCGTTGCGTCACGCTGCGGAACTTGTAGCTGTAGCCGCCCAGCGCCTTCACGCGCTTCACAAAGTAGGCTTCGATCTCTTTCTCGGTCATGGCGCTATCCTATGGGTGCAAACATTCTGTTGCAAGAGCCAAGCAAAAAGAAACCCCCGGCGCAGTGAGGCACGCCGGGGGTTTCCGTCATCAACCGCGCTGGTTTGGGGTGCGCTGTTGATGAATCCCTACCACCTTCGCCCCGGTGGTATCAATGTTTTCTACCATCCGGCGAAGGTCGGATTTTGAATGAACCCGCGCAACCTCCGGGGCTGCGAAGATATGCCGCTTGGTGTGGAAGTCCACCGACCCCAGCCGCCCGCAGTCCGTCCAGCCCGCTTCCTTGAAGGCGTGCAGCAGTGCAGCCTGCGGCACTTTGACGCCCGCCGGAACCTTACCTTCTGTGACCAAAAGATCACACAGCTTGTGGAACGGCCCGCCGACAACGCCCGACGCAAACGGCCCGACGCGCAGGCGCATCATATCGACCAAGTAGCTTTCGGCTACACTCATGCCCTGCTCAACCATGTTCAGCTTCCACTCGGTCACCGGTGGCGCGGCGGCAGCATTGAACGCCGACACGTCCCGCAAGTGCAGCCAAGCCCCGATCTTCTCATAGCCGCCGGCCTTGTACCAATCCCACAGCACCGCCGCTTCGTCGGGGTGCATCCGCGGTGCGCGTGACCACACGCAGAACCAGCGGCGATCCTGCGTCGGCAGGGTGATCGGCAGCGGGTCGTTTGTGAACGCCACCACCTGAACCCGGTTTAGCATCTCGTAGGGGTGCAGGCCCTTGCGGTTGATCAGCAGCGTCTCTGGTGGCGCAGCAATGATCGGCTTGAGTTTGTTGGCCAGCGCCCGGCGCTCCTTCGCCTCCGGTTCGCGCAGTTCGTTCAGGATCAGGACTTCAGCCTCCAGGTTGTAACCCCACTGGCTGTTGATCTCGCCCGTCTCAATGATCGAACGGTTGTGCTGGTGCTTGCCGCCGATGGCCCACAGGAACGGCGCCCACATGGTGTCCTTGCCGCTGCCTTCGTCGCCGCCGTGCAGCACCGCGTGGTTGATCTTCACGTTCGGATGCTGAACCTTGTACGCCATCACATCCAAGATATGCTCAAGTTCGGATGTTTCTTCGATCAGACTGCGGCAGTGATCCAGCCACGGCGCGATCTGCGCGTCACTGACTGACGCCGTGGCGCTCATGTCGGGGCGGGCGTTGACCCAGCGGTTGCCGTAGACCAGCCCATCGCGCGCCACCAGCACGTCCTCGCCCGCGGCGTAGGTGATGCCGGTCAGCGCCTTCGCGCCAAACTCCTGCCGGCGCTCGTCATAGTAGACTGACGCAGCAACTTGCCGCTTGTTGTTGTGGATCGACCGGCAATCGACGTGACGGAACAGCGCGTTGAACACGTTGCGCGGCACTTCTTGGCGCGTCACCATGTCGAAGTAGCTGTCGTCGGACTGCACGTAGGCGAAGCGGTCGAACCACTCAGTCTTCAACAGCCGCCCGGCTTCCTTGCGCTCCACCTCCTTGACGGTGATGGCGGCCTGATCCGGAAACGCTTCGGTCGGCGAGATTTTCTCGGCCATCAGCCTCATGCGTTCGGCGATCAGTTCGTCCCGCAGCCCCGGCGTCACGGTCGGGCCGCCATTGTCCGACACCCACTTCAGGAACGTCGTGCTGGTCAGGTCTTGGCAGTGGCCGTGGTAGCAGCAGTACGAGCGATCCAGCGGCTTGTAGCGGCCCTCAATGCTGCCGTCCGAGTGTGCGGCATGGTTGGGGCAGACGACGCCGCACCAGCCCTCGTTGTTGACCCGCGACAGCACCATGCTGTTGTCGGACAGCCACGCCAGCACGTTGTCTTGGCCGGTGTCGC